GCAACGTCCTTCATGCCGATGTACGGCGCGAGGAACACGTCATCCGGGAACGTCGCTGCGTCAATCTCAGTGGCAGTCAACTTGGCTGGACTGATGTTTCCACCAGGCACTGCACCGTTAACGTAAAACTCCAACGTCTTCGGATGAGCTCGATAGCGGAACCCGAGCTTGACGTAGGTAGCTGCCACGGCAGTGTGCAGAGCATCCAGCTTGGTCTTGGTCGCTCCGTTCTGGTATGTCTGACCATCAGCCTTGTAAGCCCCGTCAAACACGCCGGCTTCGGCGAGCAACTTGTTGAAACCAAGGAAGTTCTTGTCAGCCAACGCGCCCGTGGTGTCCACGAACAGACCATCGGTAACAATCATATTGGCTTCGCCCAGACCAATACCAACCGACCACTTGGCTGCCGTGATGGCTGAAACAGCCAAACGACATTCAAATGCCAAGTCGTTGTTCGCCAAGAAGAATGGCGCACTGGCTGTGCCACCCCACTTCAGCACAGCTTCGTCGTTCGCGGCATTACCGTCCACGGCCAAAGCCAAAACACCCTTTGCCGTCGCCGTATCAGCCGCCAGAGCCGCCGTACAGCCGGTAGTCAGCAGGTTGGCGTATGGACCAACTAGCGTGGTGGCATTGAACGTATGGAAGTCGTCAAAGAACCCAAAGGCGGGATTCCCGCTCGGAGTTTGGAACGAACTGCCAGACGGATTCATGCCTGTTGGGGCACCGAACCCCTTCCAGAGCTTGGGCGAAAAGTGCCTGGTCGAAATGTCCTCAAAATGCGTGTGCATAATGCACTCCTTTTGTGAAAACGGGAGTTACCCAGCTAAGGGTGGGCATGGTCCCATGAAAAAACTGGTGGGTGTGGTTTATATCGTCTCACCCACCAAAGACGTTTACTTTCAGTTCAGACTTTCCCCAATTGGGGAAAACTTACGCTGTTTCTGTCACGGTGCTGGTGCAGTACCCACGGAAATTGCCGCGGCGATTGAAACAGACCATCTGCACCGCATCATCCATGGCGCGAACGCGAACGTTGCTCATTTCTGGATGCTGGAACGCTTTTCGTTTGCGCATTTGACGCCCAGGAGCGTAATACGCCTTGAATGTCGCCCAGTTCACACCCAAGACGATACCGTCTGTTCGTGCATTGGCACTGGCAGCATTAGTCCAGGCTGGAACCCAGTTGAGTGGCACACCACGCACGTAAACCGTGCCGCTGTGCTTCGCCATATCGTCACCGATATTGTCGTTGCCAAGCTGCAGCAATCGTCGGCACGCAGCCAAGCGGCTGTGTGTGGTCAACAGTTCCCAGTCGTGACGCTTCTGGTCCACGATGTCTGGTCGCTGAACTGGAGGACTGAAACTGCACAAGTCCATCGAGTTGATGATCTTCTCGACGAAATCGTCCCGATCTACGTTGGTGTAGGGGAACGTGCGGTTCCTCCACTGGTCGTAAACTATAGGGTCGATTCCACCGACACCATTGGATCCCCAGCCAACTGGCGCATAACCATCGAACCCTTCTTCCGAATTGTTCTCGGTTGTGCTGTCGTCCGTCGCGGTGATCCACCACAACAGAGACACAGGCGGAAATGGCGATTGTGTTGGACTAGATGGTCCAGGTCCGAACATCAGGTCTTCCATACCGGTGTAGAACGAAGTCATCAAATCTCGCTCGAGAGATTCGAGATAATCGTAAATCTGCCGACCACCGGTTTGGAAAATCTCCTCATCAATGTCGTAGTGGTAGTTGTTGGTCGTTAGACCCCACTTGAGCGAACCTTCGCTGAGGACGTTCACGCGGCTCGACGAATCCCGGTGGTACAAGCCAACAACCTGGAAGTTATCGTTGGTGTTCACTTTGACTTTCCATTTGCACTGCGAGGTGCTCATGGTGTCTTTCTTCAGGTTCCCGCTGAAGAGGCGTGAAGCGTACTTGTACTCTTGCAGCGGCAGAGAAATATCCTGCGCCGCCAGCATGTCTTCACCAGCAAATTTCTGGTGGATCGAATTTACAAAATCATCAATCTGTTCAATACCTAGTGCCATGTTGCACCTTTCCTTATTTGTTAGGAACTAGCAAGTTCCCTATAGAGCCGATCCGCTTCGTCTCGCGGATTGTCTCGTGGCGGAGTTGGCTTCGTCGGGCTTCCGCCCTGACGCAGCTGATTCTGCTTGGAAATCTTGCTGGTCTGTTGTTTAAGTCGTTTCTTTCCGAGTTCCTCGCCGAACGCCATGTTGGCGACGCGGTTTATCAACTGCTGGGACATTTCAGCTGGGCGCCCCAGTCTTTCCAGTCCGATCATTTGCGCCTTGACGGCTACATTCAAGTCTCTACGTCGCTCCAGTTCCTTATCAGACTCTTTCCCGGTCACGCCGAATAAATCCGCATGTCCGAGTGAATCCACGAAACTGTCGAAACGCTGCTCCTCGACGCTGGCACTCTGCTCGGCAAAGTGTGACTCCAGAACCTCCAAGCGAGACTCGTAATGGTCGCGTAAGCGATTAAACTCACCAATGATCTCTTCGTCATACAGGTCTGGGCTTAGCGACACCTGATACCGTCCATCCCTTTGAGTTTCCTCCTTCGGGGTGTCGGCTATCGGTGCTTCCTTTTTGACAAACTTACCCTTCTCGTCTCGAGTTGGGGTGGCTTCGCTTTCTGCCATTGCCTTGCGGCCGGCTTCAAGTGCTGTCTTGTCAAATAGGCGCAATGCCCGATCTAACTCCTCGCGACTGGCAAAATCGGTGAGTTCCGATTCATCAATGCCATACGCGGCTGCCTCGGCTTTTACGTCATCAGTCATCCACTCAGGAATGTCTGCTACGTCGCCGGTTTCCTCGCCCTCCAGGGCGGTGTTGCTGCCGGACTTGTTCTCGGCAGGTGTTTCTTTTGTTTTGGCTGCTGGCTGTTGGGTTTCAGCTTGTTCGTTAGTGATCTGCGCATCAGACTTACTCTCAGGCTCACCCTTGCGCTCCTGGACTATCTCCTGCACTACGCTCTCGGCATATTGCTTGATTTCGTCCGCGCTAGTGTCTGGTGTTGCTGCTGTTAGGTCTGCTAGTGCCATAGTAAATCTCCTGTGAATTGTTCGTGTTTTGGGTGGTTAGCTGTCGGAATACCCAGCCTCATTGTCGATTAAGCCTCTTCGGAAGAGGAATTCTTTTCGCGCCCTACGGCTGGTGAATCGCACTTGTCCGTTGTCGTGAACAGCTGCACCTTGAATGTTGTGCTGGCGAATCATTTGCCTAGCGTCACCAACCTGAGACTTCATTACTCCGCAACCTTCGGAAATCAACGGATCGTGTTCGCTGTACGTGTCCGTCGACATTGGTGGTGCTTCTAACCAATCGGGCTTCGTTGGAAGCAACGCGTCCAATTCTTCTTTGGTTACTTGCTTGCCGTTGTACTTGCGAACAATTCCACTCACGTAAGTACGCCCCCTGGATAAATGCTTGCTTCCATACACACTTCCACGTCTGGCATCTGCTCGGCTACCTTGATGGCTGCACTCAGCGTTTCGGCTTCGACCTCGCGCCACTCTCTGGTTCTTGCAGCGTCAGCCAATCGCACATTCACATACAACCTGTTTGGCTTACGATCTCGCGAGCCATTCGGCTTTATACTCTCGAGGACTTCACCGCACACGGCGATCATCAGCTTGCCATTAGGTGACTCTGGATCGAACGCCTTAGTGTCCTTCCTTGTTTCATACCCGAAACTTGGAGCCAATCGCTCATAGGTTTCATGAAAGAACACTGCCAAACTTTCGGCTGATGATGTCATGCTGGCGCCCTTTGCAACATCGCGGATTGCTGTGAATTAACTTGTGGTTTTCCACCCATGAGAGTCTGTATGAGCGCGGAGTTGCGCGCATCGGCTGTTCCGCCATCGCTGACGTTCTTGCGGATGTTGGTGCGAGTGGTATTTGCTGGCGATCTGACCGTGTTCTGGTCGCCACCAAGCATTTCGGCTGGTGCCTCAAACGTAATCAACTGCTCTATCTCAGGCTTATTCATTAGCCGTGCCATTTCGCGTACTAAAACCTGGATATTGAGGCTTGCGCCTGATGCCTGGAACATGGGCCAGAGAGGTGCGATCTCGCGCAGTACCTGGAAGTATTCCTGAAGGTGCTGCTGTGGAGTCTTGAAGACCATCGAATATGGTTCAACCTTAAACTCGTAATCATCGAAGTCGCCCAAGCGGTAATCTGGCGACCAGTCCGAGCTGACATTGATCCCGCTATTGCCCACTGGCATTGAAGTACGCAGTTCAAGCGTCTGGTCCTCCCACATCAAGCGTCCAAGATCCAGAATGCAGTCCGAAGCAAAATTCACCACAGCCATGCGCATGTCAGCCACGTTCTTAGACAGCGAGCCGTGAATCAATTCCTCTTGACCAACGGTAGCTGCCTGCGCCCCAAGCCCACCCATGGCTTGCAGATTACCAGCGAAGCGGTCGTATTCTGTTTGAATGAAGGTAGCCATTGCCATGTCTCGCTGGTCAACGCCGCCCATCTCGAACTGCTTGATCTGCTCTGGGCTTGTGCCTCTTTGCCAGCTGTTTCTCTCGGCTGTCCTCAATCGGGCAGCATCATCAG